TCCTCTATTGGCCAGTGCCGTTCAGGTAGCTCCAAGGATAACAGATAGAGAGATTGTAGAAAGGCTGACCAGGCTTGAGGAAGGACAGAAGGCGATTAATAAACGTATAAAAGAGAAAATCGCCCTTGGTAGAAGAGGCGACAAGAAAGGAAGGATGGGATGCCCCCAAGGGATTAATCAAAAACAGGGGATATAAAAGATACCTAACCGTAGAAAGGGAAGGCATCAAGATTAACCCTAAAAAGGTAGAAGCAGAAAAGAAATACGATGGTAAATATGTAATTACTAGTAACACAGAACTTAAGGCAGAGGAGATAGCCTTGGCCTATAGGGAGTTATGGAAGATAGAACGAGTATTCAGGGAATTAAAGAGCCATTTTGAGATACAGCCCATTTATCATTATGTACCAAGAAGGATTAAGGCCCATATCTTTTGTTCATTGCAACTTAAAATGAGAAAAATTGCAACTTAAAATGAGAAAATTGCAGGATAACGTTAGACAGTTTCACATGCGTGTCTTTCTTTGTAATTCCGTGTCATTGCGTGTCATCGCCTAAAATTGGGTATTGCCTAGCAAGCAATTTTAGAAATTTATTACTCACGAAGAGCGTCTTATAAGCACTAACTCATGCAAAATTTCTTTAAGAGTCTTACATCCACAGCAGTGTTTTATGTAGCCAAGAAAGCTCATCAATGAGGCCTTAAACTCCTCAAGCGGAATAAGCTTTCTGGAATATAGCCTTGCAAGCTTCTTTAAACGTCGTCTTGCTCGTTTAACATTGCGTTTCCGAGGCAAAATATGTGTAGCCCATGTTCTGTAGCCTGCAAAGTCAACACCTTTATTTGTCGGGGAAATGGAAGTTTTTGGATTAAAGCACAAAAGTAACTTGCAAGCCAGAAATTCTTCTATTCTATACAGCAACTCTCTCAACTCTGGTTTAGCTCTTTCTAAAATTACAAAATCGTCCATATACCGCAGGTAATACTTAATACCCAGGTCATCTTTAAGATAATGATCTAACTGATCCAAATAAATATTAGCGAACAACTGAGAAGTAAGAGCACCAACAGGAATGCCTTTAACCTCATAGCCACAATCTTTAATTATTCTTTCGCAAAGCCAAAGTGTATTTTTATCCCTTATTGTCCTGGCTATAATTTGTATAAGTCTATTATGATTTATAGAAGGAAAATATTTTGATATGTCAGCCTTTAATACATAGACATTTCTCCAATTTCTTTTAGCTCTTCTTAAGAAGGCTTGAAGCCTCAAGGTGGCAGCGTGGATACCTTTTCCTTTTCTGCAAGCATAACTGTCATAAATAAATTTTCTTTCAAATAAAGGTTCTATAATCTTGACAAGGGCATGGTGAACAACTCTATCTTGAAAGGGAGGCGCCTGAATAAGCCTCTTTTTGGGGTCGTACACATAAAAGGAGCGAAATTTTCCTGGTCTCCACAGCTTCCATAGGAGTTTGTTTTGTAAATTTATAAGATTTTCTTCCAGATTATAACTAAAATTTAGCACATCATCTCTATATCGCTTCCCTTTTCTTGCCTCTTTGTACGCCTCAAATAAGTTTTCAAAGCAAGTAATCTGGCACCAGAGATTATTGAAAGTCTTTGGCACTTGTTTCTCCTTTTAAAAAGGTCAGGCCACTTTTGCTATTCTTAGCTACTTGCCGCCTGACCCTGTTTATCTTTCCCCATTTGCGAGAGAAGGAACAGGCTCCCTTTTCTCCTTGTGCCGATCAGGCAGCCTTGACTACCCGACATCTGACGAAGGAGGAGAGCGGGACGACAGCCGATGTTGTTGTTCGAGTTCGACCGGTGATTGTTCAGGTTCAACGCAGCCAGTCCAGCATTCGAGCCATTGTTCCAGTTGTCACCGCGTAGAGGGAAACGCTAACGAGCCCGCCCCTGAAATTTAATCCATCCACCAAGCATTTTCCCTATCTCAACCAGCCTGGCGGAAAGCTCTTCGTATTTTTTTGTTGGTATAATTTTCAACCCATGTGCAACCCTAATCAATCCGAGCAAAACCTTTATCTCCATATCAAGCTCAAGCAAAATTGGCTTTTTGTTATAGCTGTAATTTGCCTTAATTATTAGCCTTAAACCCTTCCAGATTGAATTTCTAATTTCACTTCCAAGTGTAAACCGTTCGCTTTTCGGGATATGCCTGAGCATTATATAGGCATATCCCGTCATATCTTCCCACTTTTGATATATCTTTAGCTTTTTCATTTCAGATTATCAGTTCATCAAATATCAGATCATCAGAGAATAAAAGCGGGACGACAGCCGATGTTGCTGTGCGAGGCCGACCGGGGATGGTTCAGGTCCAACGCAGCCAGACCAGCACTCGAGCCATTGCTCCAGGTGTCACCGCGTAGAGGGAAACGCCCACCATAGTTTCTAACCCATATAGCGCCTTTTGTGCTTTCAAAAATAGAAAGCACAGAAGTGGATGTCCCATCATATTGTTTTGGAGCTATACAAAGCTGTTTTAAAAGCTGGGGTGGATCCCAACTATCTTTTATATTTAGTGTCTTCCAAACAGAATTATAATTGTAATCATAGTAACCATCATCTCCCGCAGGACCTGCATAGTTAGTTATGCTATCGCTTAGAATTGGTTCTCCCAAGTCTGAGCTTCCACTTCCATCACCAGCTGTAGGGCTATCAAAATATGCATTTTGAGCTGTCCAATTGCTTTCATCAAGATTAAAATCGTTAGTAGCTGGAACATAGATTCTGCCATCTACAAGCTTCATAAGATGCATCCATTCCCAGATATTCCCCACCAAATCAGATATTCCTACAGAAGTATTGTCATGTCTCCAGGAAGCAGGGCCTGAACCTGTGTATATCCTGGAAGTCCCGCTTGAGCTGCCAGGAGTACCACCATCTACCCTGGTTCCAGCCTCATATTTAGCCTCATGAGACCTACCATAGTCTGTATTACCCCTGGGCTCAAATCCATTTTTTAGACACCACAGCATTACAGCAGCCCATTCATGGACTGTCATAAGATGCCAACCAGGCCCTTTCGCTTCACAATAGGACTTTGCCTGGTCATAAGTCATATATACAGAAGGATCTACTCCAGGAAGAGAGCAAGCCCTTCCATCTTTCACAATGGCCTGAAATTGTCCGATAAATATCTCGCTTTTCTCTTGTCCGTTTACTATGAACGCTGGGTGTACTTCGCTACCTAGATCTGGATCTATGTCTTCTAAATTAAACTTAGGAATCCTGACCATATAGGAAGGATAACCTTTATCATCATAAAGAACTGTAACTCTACCTCCTGTTGCTGCCTCTACGGAGGCCCGTAGATCATCTTTTACAAATATAATTGCCATCTTTTCCCTCCTTATCGGTTATTTTAACAAAGCCAAAGTATAAGCGTAATCTGATCTGAACTTAAAGGAATCTCTCTTCTCTCTACAATCTCATTTCCCTGATCATCTTTTTCTCCTGTTTTTACTTCCTCATATCTCTTAGGTGGAATTATAATGCTTGCAACATAATTGTCTCCTTTTCCTAAAGCCAGACCGCTTGGTGTAGAAAATACATTAAGCCTTATTTCGCTATCTGCCTGAAGTTCTCGACAATCTAAAGAAATAGCTCCATTGTCAAATTCTACGACACAATCACTTATTGAAAAATCTACAAAAGGCCCTTCTCCCATTGTCTTTATACGCATTTTTCCCCTCCTTAAGTTGTATTTTGTATCACCAAATAATTCACTTTCAGGCTATCAGCCACACAACTAACAACAACATTGAACCCATTCCCTGCTCTACTCTCTACAATCAGGGCATCTTCTGATGGTTTTGGTCCTTTATAATCAAGTATTTCTAGTCTTAGAGAATAATCTTTCTCAGACAACGGATACTGCAAAGATATATATTTGCTGGCTGCAGATTGCAGTAAAGTAGGCCAGTATGGTTCTATCCTGCGAATATCAGTAATCTGCACGTCATTTAGATAGGGGTCTGTAGATTCATTATTGTTTGCTGGGACATCAAGCTGTGCAAGGGGCAGTCCCCACTCTGGAATATCTTCATTAAGCTGAGTGCAATCTATTCGTATGTTGTTGTCTTCATCAATCCATAAATAGGCATAAGAAATTGCAGGCACATCTGTATTATTGGACGGGACAGAAGCGGTATTTTCCATATCTTTAATTAAGCACTGCCGTCCAAACATAAAAAATTTCCCTGAAGAAACATTTAAGTTCCTGGTTGCTGTAGTGCTTTTTGTAACATTCAGTCCAGAAATGACACCTCTATTAGGTATAAAAATTTCTCCTTTCTGGATACGCACCTGAAGAGTTTTTTCTATCTCTCTATTAGCAAGTCCAGCACTGCTAAGAGCTTTCTGTATCGATGCTAGGATCATGTTTTGTATATCAGGATCAAGTCCCTCTACATTTTGCTCTATTACGTCCAATCTCGCATCCAGAGAAGGCTCCTCCCCTTGTGCCGCCTGCAGCTCATTTTCAATGCTAGAAGTCCTTGAGTCCAGGTTTTCAAAATTTTCATCTATCTCCTGATACCTACTGTTCCACAGCTCAGGAACAGCATCAGCATTGTCTGGAATCCGTGTTATACTTAAATGTGGTATAGCCATAGCTCACCTCCTAAAATTTAAGTTGTATCTCAATCTCATACTCTTCATCTGCTTCTTTTATTTTTGGTGCAAAATTTTTGAAACCAAGCAGATTTCCCTCTTCATCTAAAAGTCCTGCTTCAGAAATAGAGACACCAACGAGCTCACCTTTTGCAACTCTTCCCCTGCCAGTTACAGAGAACTCATCTTCCTGAAATACCTCTACTAGCTCTTTTTTAAGCAGCCGGTGCCGAAGATCTGTTTGAGATGCATCAGGAGGAATAGGTTCTCCATCTGTATTATGCCCTCCATCCCCAAAAGCCATATACTTTAACTTTGGGAGCGGAGTCCCGTCCATAAAGTGTTTTGCAAGCCTCTTTCTAAAATCATAAGTAGTTACTGCATTTGCCATTAAGCTGCCCTCCTTGCAAATTTAACCTCCAAGCCCGGACCGTTATGCCCAACCACCCATGTACCATCTATTTTTCTTGATACATCTCCAACTCCCCATGTTCCATCCAACTTTGTATAATGCCAGCCCACTTTTCTCGCACCAAGAATTGCCTGACTATTAAGTATCCAGCTTCCATCAAGCTTTTTGAAAGCTCCAAGCTGCCAGCTGCCATTTACCTTATATGCCCATCTGCTCCCAAGCTTCGGATAGGCTCCAAGTTTTGTGGGAAGGCCAAAATGTACAAACAGATTTAATTTTAGATCAGATTCAGCTATTACCCCTCTTTTTTTTCTTACCTTCCATGTACCATCTACTTTTCTACCAAACATTTCACGCCCAACTTTCCAACCTCCATCAATTCTTCTCCCATCAAGAGCAGGATATTGGCCTAATTTTTCAGGACTAGCAGGATAATCAATCTCAACCTTTTGTCTATTTGTTGCCTTAGGTAAAGGTCTGGCATATATTGGAAAACTCTTTGTTATCTTTTTAGATAGCAAAATAAGAATACCATTTTCCCCAAGCTTCCAGCCACCATCCAGATGAAGCCGCTTTGAGCCAAGCTTTAAAGTAAACCATTTTTCTCCTATAGGAACTTTCTTTAAAACATGGGTTCTACAAAAAATGTTACACTGTTTTAAAGCAACGTCTGCATATATAGGTGTTTCCCCACCAACTTTCCAACTTCCATCAACTTTCAAAGAACCATCCAGGGAATATAGCTCTCCACCAGTTCCCAGACTCCAGCTTCCATCAAGTCTCTTTGTGCACCACGGATAAATCTGGCTAATCTGCTTCTTTAATGAAAGAAAATAAGCAGGAATAGGAATATCCTCTATTTCTAAGCCCAAAAAGTAAATATACACAGGCCAGGAACGTGTATTTTTTGCTATATCTACTATCTCCTTGACTAATTTACTCCAATCTGGCCTCTCCATAGAGGCTAAATTTAGCCTTATGCAAAATTTAGCCCACTTAGACATGTAAGAGAGGCCTGTTACATTGTAATAAGAGACAAGCTTTTTTGTCCCATCTAAGCACCATGATCCATCCAGCCTTGCCCCACCCAGCTCCTCATATTTCTTTCTTGCCTGCCAATATTCTATTATCTCTGCTTCTACTGCAAACCATTCCAGTGCTTTTTTTATAGCCCACGGCGTTCCCTTGTACCTATGCCACTTTATACTATTTTTAATGAGTGTTTTTTTTGTTTCTAGGGGAAAATCAGGCTTCCAAAAATCCACATGAAACTGCCAGGCCAGTAAAGGCAAGACATCAGAAGGGACATTGCCAATAAGATAAACAAGCAATATATCCAGCTCGTTCTCAAATGAAAGCGCCTGATCAATAGCTTCACAAAGGGCCTGTATATTCTGGTCATTCTGTAAATTTGGCGGTAATAATTCTTTTGTTTTAGCCATCTACACTCCCCGCAATTACTATAGAAATACCGCTACATTTAGCTACTTGATTTTGTGCCACCTCTATATAGCCTGGCTGGTTTACAACCACTCGATAAACGCCCACTATTTTTTGTAAGCTCCCTATAATCTGCTCTGGCACGATGTCTAAACCTAGCTTTTCACTGTGTGTCTGGGTATATTGAATAAGCGTCTCTTCGGCCTGCTGCTGAATAACATCAGAAAGCGCACTAGCGGATTTATAAATATAAAGGCTGACATCAATACTATAACTAACCTCTTCAGGCACCTCCACAATTACCTGATCAGTCAAAGGCCTAACTTTCTCATCGTTTAAAGTTTTAGCTACTAGATCAAGCATATCCTGGTCTGGAATTTCTCCATTTTTAAGTAACGGTACTACTTTGACCGTTCCCGGCTCTGGGCTCCATACAGCCGCATCTACAATATCTTGATGTGCTGTTTTCGCCCAATACTCATAAGCCCCACGGCTTCCAGCATTACTAAATATTTCAGGAGCAAGTTGAATGCGTTCACGTAAATGATCATCGCTTTCGGTATTATTCCCCCCATAGGTCATAGTGATATTTTCTACGTTCTGCACATAAGGTAATGGATCAACAAGCTGATTTATTTCTCCTGCCGTATAACTATTACCAACTTCACCTGCTTCTGTGCATTCAGCGGCCACATCAATATAGGTACTACCGGCTGAGGCATTTGCGTCTTCTTTTGTTACAAAAATGACTTTATTATCTTTACTTTGTACCCGTGTACCAGCAGGGATTAAAAGTTCTGAGGGTAATGCTTCAGAAAAACTAAATCGTAAGGTAGTAATAGCCGGCGTAGCAGATAGCCTCTCAACATCTAATAAAGCGCCTAAGTGATCTAAAATTTCACCACGAGCATACGCTAAAAGGTTCTGTTTTGCCGTTTCCTGGATTAAAATGCGTAGAATATTCTCACGATAGGCAAAAATATCTAAAAGTAGCCTCTCAATTTGCCCTTTAGATAAAGTTATTCCAGCAGACTGCTCATAGATATCTATGAGCTCTTTAACCTGCTTTACCCAATCAATAGATACAAACTGAGGTTCGGGCAAACTATTAACATCCAACATGCTGCAACATTAGCATGATTGGACGGCTACCTTGCAAAATCTGCTAAAAACTCAAGAACAATTTCTTGCTCAGTTTGGCTATCTGTGATAATGCCGGTTATTTTAAAGATAAGCTTTCCTTCTGATGTGGCCTCTAATAAGATCACTTTGGTGGGATAAAATCGGTTTGAATTGGCTTTTAAGGCCCGATAAGTCTCGGCAATAATCAAGTGCCTGACTAGTTCTATTGGTTTGTCTAGATATTCATAAATACGACTGCCAAATTCTGGCCGATGAGGAATAGACCCTAGAGGCGTAGAAAGGATAAGATAAATCTCTTGCTTTATGTCCTCTAGCCCCTTTATTGTTTCTCCTATTGTGCCTAACTTAAGCTGCATAATTATTAATGTGAATGATGATTAGTGTTCCCACCTTCATCAATTATTGCACCCGTTGCGTGAATATTACCTGTTATATTAATATCACCTTGAATTTTCACCCCTTGCGCTGCAATAATATTCACTTCTCCTACACAATTTATATACAGTCTGTGTGCTATCCGATCATAGTCAATCACCGTACCATCTTCAAACTCTATGTGCCGTTTATTCTGTTCTATTACAGGCACCTTATCTGCCTCACTATAGATTGCCCCTAGCACAAACCCCTGTTCAAGTCCCTGTCCCAAAAAAAGACAGACCACATGCTCACCTACATCCGGCATCCAATAGTCTTTGTCTTTGAGAGTTTTCCGCATGATTACAGGCAACTCATAAGATACCGTATCATCCACATCAACCATCTGTACACGCACAGTGGCTTTATCCGGATAGGTCTGTGTTACTATTCCAACTCTGACCAGTTCTCTTAGCATCTGCGCATCTTAATTGTTGTTATATAACCCTCATTTTTATTCAGGTTATGTCTTGCCTCTTCTATAAGATATTCTGCTGAAAACATTCCAAAACCAAACAGCTTTACTTTCGCTCCTGCTACCAAAAAAGGATCTCCTGTCAAGGTCAGCTCTGCTATTGTTTGCAGCCTGTTTGCCCGTCTAAGCTCTGCTCGGGCTCGCTCAATGGCCTGCTGTAAATTTTCCACACGCTCTGAAATCTTTAAATAATCACCTGTAACTACATCAATAGGTTCCTCTTCTATATAACTTAATTCCTGTTTTTTAACCGGGTCCCAATACTTTACCATACAGCCCTTATAAATTTTATGCGTTTTATCAAAAAATGAATAGCTCTTAAGCCCTGATTTTCCCCGTTCAATCGTGGCTACAATCTGGTATTTCTCAAGCTCTTCCTTTCTAACAAAGATAAACTTGCCGTGATCTATCTTGGTATAATAACCATACTTATCAGCCAATTCCCGCACAAAGTTTAGATCACTCTTCTCTTTTTGATCCAGCCGCTTAAACTCAATTTCAGGTCCAACCTTTACCTGAGCATCAAGGCCATGCTCACTGGCAATTTGGAGAACAATGCCAGATAATTTTATACTTTCCCAAGCTCTTGTTTTAAGCTGACGCAAACCCTTCTTAATAAAGGCCGAAAGCCCCTTTACCCGCATTATATCAGGTGGGCCGCTGGATTCTACTTCATCTATCTCAAAAATACCTGCTTTAAGCCACTTTTCTTCATCTTCTTTTATTCCAATTTTAACTTCTAGCTGGTCTCCCTTTTGCGGATACCAGGCGCTTTTCCATTTATCGTTTCTGTCCTCAAAAATAAGTTCAATTTCATCACTTTTGCCATGCAGATAATCTGTATAGTTAAGGCTAATAAGATATGGCACAACATCTCTACTTACGTCCTTCCCGGTCCAGATAATTTGATAAAGCGGTTCTCTCAGCGCTTCCACGGTGGTAACTCCTCTGGATAGGTAGGTTCAATATCTAGATCAGGGATGTTCAGTACAATGCCAGCCGGCAAAATAAATGCCCTTTTAACCTCATCAGACAAATCCGAATTGGCCCTTATAATCTCCTTATAATAATCTGGGTGGCCATAAAATTTATAACTGATCTGATCCCATCTATCTCCCTGAATCGTTCGATAAATCCGGGGCATTTAATAATACTCCTTAAGAGTTACTTCAAACTCAACTACCCTGAGCTTCCCTTTGGCACTTACATTTTTCCAAGTTTCCTGTATTTTCTCAATCACAAACTCCCCCAATGTTTCATTACCAATCACCAGCACTAACGGTTCTTTTTTATCTGCTTCTGCAATCAATTTGTCTATTTCTGTCTTTGGATCACAAAACCAATCAAAAAATTTGCCTTTGAAAGTAATTTTATCAAGCTGTCTACCCAGCCACTGCAGGCGTGATTTGTCTTTGGCAATCTCATGCTCGGCGTATTTCCAGATATGCTCACGTGACAATTCAGTGACTGAACGTGCATAATCACTGGATATCTGGAACGCGATACTGCCTAAAGCCCCCCATTGCATTACCAGCTCACCCTTTCTTTATTGTAGAAATACCGCTCAATGATTCGTTTGATAGCCTCTTCTGTTACTGTGCCAATTTGTTTAGCAATCTCCTTTTCCTCTTTTCCTTCTATATTAACATGTTGAGTAAAGGAAATATGAATTGATGCACCCGCTGAAGCTAAGGCAGGCCTGGGAGAAATAGGTGCAGTAATTGCCTTCACTGCTGGCATGGCAAGTTTCTCAAAATCAAACCGTACAGGTGCCGTGATAGCAGCCAGGCTCCTGGGCAGAGTAAGGCGCTCTTTAATAAAACGCACTCTGGCCGTAATGTCTGCCAATCGCCTGGGAATATCAAACCTTTCTTTAATAAACCTAATCGGTGCTGTAATGGCTGAAAGTGTTTTAGGAAGGCTTAAATGCTCCTTCACAAATTTAACCGGTGCAGTAATTGCCTTCACTGCTGGCATGGCAAGGTTTTTAAAAAATTGCACCGGTGCGCTAAAGGCACTGATTTTCTGTAACAGATGCTTTATACGCATCAAAAGTGGGTCCGGCTTTATGGCCTCGGCAATCGTTTGAATGATCCGCACCCGATGCAGATCAGCCAGGGGCCCCTCTTTGGCAGGGCTAAAAGGCAGCAGGTTACGTATCTTATGCGCCACCCATCTCATGGCATGCACCGGGGCCATGATATACGATTTCATTCCATGCCATAAGGTCAATATAATCTTTCTGCCTGCCTCAGTTAAATCAATACTCTTTGCAAAATTTACCAGTGCCCTGATGGCATGATAGGCCATCCCCAAAGGCGTCAGGTTAAACGCAATATAAAGACTTTTAGCAAAGGCCTTCTTTAAAACCTCCCAATGCGCCTTCAGTTTAGAAATACCCCAGCTAATTAGTTTGATGGGAATCAGCACAGGGCATAAACCATATACCAACATCTGCCCGGCAATTTTACCCACTTGTCCTAAGGTTTTCAGCGCCCCGGCACTGGCATGAATAGGTCTAAATAACCAGGCAATAGCACTACCAATGGCTTTAACCAAACGCCAGAGAAGAAGCAATGGCGACAGCACAACTTTAAAAAGCGGTGCCAATGGTGCAAGGGCGTTTTTGATGCCCGCAAACACACCCACAAAGAAGGCCTTAATTGGCCCCCAGAATTTATAAATCAAAATGGCCGCCCCGGCCAATGCCAATCCAATCCAGCCAATAGGAGATGTCAGCAAGGAAATGGCAAAGGCCCGCATTGCCAGGATAGCACTTTTTATCCCATTTATCATATTAAGCGCAAATGCCCTACTAAGGCCAATGATACCGCCCTGGGCAGCAATTGTAGCCCGAAGTGATGACCACTGGGCAAGCGTCCAGGCCTTTATGGCCGTGACTCCCTCCCAAAAACGATATTTCAATCTTAAAAGCTGAAAATCAAGAAAGTTTAATATTCCTCCTCTATACTTTATGGCCGCATAAAATCGCCCTAAAACACTCCCCGCCTCAAAGACACGACCCGAAAACCCGATAAAGGCCTTTCCGATTTTGGCCAGTGCCTGCAAGCCATAGCCTGAGAGCATGTAAAAACCGCCTATCAAAGATAAAAGCGGTCCTAAAACACCCAAAACCCCAGCCGTTATTGCAAAGAAAGTAACCCCAATTTTGGTAAGAAATTTATGCGATTTAGCAAACTTGTCTATAGCATTGGTTAAACGCACAACAAAACTAACCCCTTTATTGATCAGGGGCAAAATATAAGTTGCTAACTGCATTTTTACGGCAATAAGGTTGTTCTGCATAATCTGTAACTGCATAGCCGCCGATGACTCAAAAAGGGCCTGGGCCTTTGCTGCCGCACCAGCAGAGTTTGCCACCATCTGCTGTGCTTTTTTAAGTGCTTCTATTTTATTAGAAAGTAGAATAACTGTCCTTAAACCCTCCTCTCCAAAAGCCTTTTGAAAAGCTTGTTGCTCTTCGTTAGAAAGCCTAGTTAAATCACCATAAACTTGCCTGATGTTCTCAAGTGTCTTTATAAAGTCAAGACTGCCATCAGCGGTTCTGGCTATTTGAAATCCTAGTTTTTCTGATCCTCTAATCAACTGTCTTAAACTTGCCGCCAAAGCCGTGCCAGCCATAGAACCCTGAAGCCCAGAGGTATTTAACATACCCACGGCTGTGTTTAACTGCTCAATGCTCATTCTAAATTGTAAGGCCGATGGAATAGCATATTTTAGGCCTTCTGCTAATTGGCTAAGATCCTTAATTTGGAAAAGCTGCTGAGTTTTAGTGATGACATCACCTATTCGCTGCATTTCTCTTTGTGCATCAGCCGCTTTATTGCCCATGTTGTTGTAAACCATTGCCACAAGATTAGCCGCCTCAATGTGATCCCCCATCGTTGCTGTTGCTACAGTCATAGCTGTTTTTGTTGCTTCAATAGCAGCCTTTTCATTTAAACCCGCCGAAAGCATCATATATGTGGCGTTAATAAAATCCTGAGCTGTATCCTTATGTGCTTTAGACCAATTTATACCAGCCTGCTGCACCCGTTTTGTCGCTTCAGTAATTTGCTGCATATTATACCCGGTAGCCTGAAACATCGTAGCCACTTTAGCAATCGCATTATCCGCTTCTAATGCTGGCCCTACTAGACCACGCAAGGCAGAATTCATCTGAGTTGATGCCCCACTGACCAATGCTCCCGCTAACGAAATACGTTCACCGGTAGCCCTGAGTTGCTCTCCCATCTGTGCTGCTTTTTGCACTGCATTAGTGAATCGCTTCACCTGTCTGGTCATTTCAGTCATTGGTCGGGTGAGGCGGTCATAGGCCGTAAAAAGCAGAGCTACCTTGAAAACATCTTCCATTTGTGCTATCCTTCCTTAAAGGAGGCTTTAATAATGTGGCATTTTTTAAGTGTTTTCTTCATCTTCTTTGGTATTGGTGCAGTTTTAGGTCTTGTCTATGCCCTTATGCGTGGACTACCCTTTATCTTTCGTAGCTTTAAAATCCTTTATCAGGCATTTCAAGAGGGCTGGCGGTCTGGTGTTGTTCAGTCTCAACTAACTCATTTACCTTCTGTGCCCAAAAGAAAAATTCACTAATATCCATTTCCATTACTTCTCTATATCCCCAGCCGGTGTAACGGCTGATGGTAATGGCCGTCCAAGCATAGTCGGTAAAGGGACACCAGACATGACCTCATTTTGCAGTGTCATATAATCAGATAAGTCTAACTCTAAAATATCTTCATAGGCCTTTTTCTGGCCATCAAAAACACATAAAACTGACATCAAAGCCGCAATCACTTCTTCTGGCTCACGCGCCATTTTCTGTGCCGTGATCAGGTCACGGCCTTTACCATTCTTTATTTTAACCTTTTTACCAGATACAGGCAGCACAATCTCTCTCATCTATTATCCTCCTAAAGTTGATTTTATCTCTGTCAGGATGTCCTGGCCTTTGACTTTATAGATGTAATTAAACTGATCAATCTCCACTATCTCCTGTCCATCAATCTCAAGCTTAAAATAATGTGCTGCATAAGAGGCCTCAGATTCCACATCAGATGCTTGTTTAAAATCACTCAGTTTGATCTTTTTAAAAAAAGCCCTTATAGTCACTTTGACTGGATAGGTCTTCATCTCCCCTGTGCTAGGGTCATATTTCTGAATAGCTGCCCTGGCATCAAGAAGTGGCGCCTTTTGTGGATTATAAAGCACATTCGCTGCATCAGCCGTCATGGACTTAAATTTGATTGTGCCTTCCATTTTGTCCGTATGCCCGATTACCGGCACTTCCACCGTACCCGAAACGCCAAAAGCAGCATAGTCTACCATTTTCTGTGCAATTTCAGGTAGACTTACCTCTGCCTTCCCTAGCCAGTTGGCCCCATCCACATAAATATTGGCATCGTTTAAAACGTTTGGAACCTCCATTTTATCCTCCTATTTTAAAGCTTATTTCTGTATTAAGATTGTAAACCCTCTCAAACTTCTTTAATGCCTCAAATGAACAACCGCATTTACACACAAACTTTATCCTTTCAAACACTACTCACCCCCAAACAGATTGTTAAAATAAGCCACATCAACTTCTAAAATATATTCAATCGTCTCTGCTGGAGGCGGTGCAAGATAGGTGATGTAAAAGCGAATTATGCCATTTGCCAAATCTGTCAGCGGATTATCCTCTGGCCTAAAATAGACCTTCGCACCCAGTAAAAAGCCCCTGCCTGTAAGGCCGTTAAGCCAGATATTTACCGTGGACACTACCGTCTCTATTAGCCTCTTATTCATTGGATCATCAACTTTCTGCCAAGTCAAAAGAATCAGGTTGTTTTCAATCCAATTGGCCATCCGCCGGCACGGGATAAAGGTGTCTTTAATGTCTGTATTTTCAGGAAAGGCAGCTGTCCGATTACCCCACAACTTCCAGCCGGTCATCATCCGAAAGACGGTAGCTATTCCCTGCTCGTTTAGATAATTGGCCTCCTGCAAGGTAAACACCTTTGCTGGACCATCTATGCGCAACTCTTTATTAGAAGGGCTTTCAAAAGGAACGCCAGTATTTTTCTCATCCACTTTAGCCGTTAAACCTGCTGCATGTGAAGCCAGCCAGTGCATATCATCGCCATATTTTACCTGTGGATAAAAAATAACAGCATGAGGGGAACCAAAATCCTGTTTCCAGGAAAACGCATCAGCTGGCTTGGCTTTATCGGCCGGTACATCAATATAAGCCATTGCTTTGAAGTGGTTATTGATATTTTCAGCCTTAGCAATCATGGCATTGGCAACGGTAGTATCATTTGAAAAGTCAGGACATAAAATTGTTCCCACCACCTTGCCAAATCTAGGAAATACCTCTTCAATTAACTCAAGTCCAGTGCGCTTGCCAGTTGTGGCATCCACACCACCAATAATATCCTCGCTTGTTATTCCAGTTCTTGATTTATAGCTTGCACTTATCGTCGCCCCAGAAGTAGGAGCAGTATTGAAGGTAGCAGAGTATTCGCCTGTAGTATAATCTATTGTGCCTGAACCATCACCTGTTAAATTGCCATTACCATCATCTGATAAGACCTGGGTTCCATCAGAGATGCTAAGGCCGCCTTCAACAATAGGTATATTACTTAAAGTCCCCGAAAAACTAGTGGTCGTACCATCACCTGTGCCTATATTTTCTGAGACTGAATGTCCTATAGGCACAACGACAACAGGTGCCATACCATACAAAGAAAAATAAATCTTAAAAAATCTGGGTAAAATATAATTTTCTTCATTCCCAAAAGCATTAACTGCCTCTTTATAGTTAAAAATTAGCTCTAGTTCATCTACTTTGCCTTTGGGCACATTCCCCACGACAAAGGGCAACGCACTATCTACCGTGCGCACGCCCAGAATCTTTGTATCCAATTCCTGAATATAAACACCATGTTGAAAACTCATTGTTTATGCCTCCTTACTTAAATATTTTTAAGTCTTCCTTCCTTGATCAAACGCTTTACCTGTGGGGCACCCTGTGGCAGGTTATCATAAACACAGTTAGGTATAAGCTGATACATTTCACCATTGTGAAAGAAGCTCAGAATGGTTTTACCTATATAGCGCATCTTGCCGGATTTTTCCTGTTCTTCTTGTCTGAGCTGTATCTTAGGCTTTTCCTGGAGTTTGTCATCAACAGATTCTGTTTCGGATACCCGCCTGGCAATTTTATTTTCTGGCCGGACATTTTCCTGTTTTACTTCCTGATCAACTTTTTCCTTTTTCTTAGCCATCATACCCCTCCGCTGTTTTTACTTATTTAAACATAAAAAGACAGGCAGGTGTGCAAAATCTGCTAAATCAGAGAAGAATAGGGAAAGTAAAGAGAGACCTCAAAGTTTTCCTCATATCGATAGGGCATTGCGCCCTCTTCGGCATTTTGGGAAAAATGCCCACCACTGCTTTTTTGTGCCTGCACCGTAAAATTGCCAGTAGGTTTTGTTTCGGCTCTGTCATTTTGTATAAGATGCACACTAAAGGGTCTTTCAAAAAGTTTTCCTAATTTAAATGAGGCCTCAAGTACAGCCGATAGAAATTTATCTGGTCCATCACCAAAGCCTAAAAGTGTAACCAAAAGATTTAATTCCACTGTATATTGGCCGGCCATGTAATTATCTGTTTGTCCTTCTCCAATAAAAGAAAAACTCTTGGCCAAGATACGTACATGCGGCTCTTGGATATTGACCGGTTGGGGTTCAATAAAAACCTTCAAACCCGTTTCCTTTTCTATATGCACCGCCAGACTTTCTAAAAGCCCAACCATTTTAATACTTTTTGCTTAATTACTTTTTTGTCTTTCTCATCTATACCCAAAAATGGCCTGGCCGGAATTTCAACCTGCCTTTTCAGAATAAAAAGCACAAATGGTTTACCTCTTTTACCAGTTCTAGCCATGATCACCTTTTTACCCTTTGGCCGATATACCTGATATCCAGCCCGCTTCATTCCCTCAATACACCTAGCCGGTGTTGCTCCAAACTTACGCATTAACTGCCGTGTTTTCCAGGAAGCAGGGATATAAAGCTCTCTTGCTTTTTTAGGTTTAATCACACCGCCAAGTTGCTGGATTCTGGCATATTCCACATCTGCGCCAATAACTGCCTTTTCACTGTCCGCCTTATAGGTAATAGAAGAAAGCAACCTACCTGTATCCCTCAAGGTCAACTTACTGCCCTTTTTATATGCCCTGGTAAGCGGTACATTTGGCGGCGGCACTCCCTCTTTTATCTTGCGTTGCGTGGAAGAAACCATGTATCTACCAACTTCATTCGTTAAAGAGGACATAGTTTGATATTGTTTTTTAAATTTCTTAAGCCACGGTGTAAACTCATCTCTGGTAATTTCTATCTTAATCATCTATTTAAAGTCCTGAATGGTTGCAGGTTTATTGTGAAAGTATATTTGTAGCGTTTAGGGAGTTCATCTGGGCTAACATTAAAGTTTTTCCAGCCTAACAATAGTCTTGTCCCTTTTATCTGCCCGTTTTTCTCCCACAGCTTTAAGCCTATGTAATACATGGGATAAATCTTACCGTTTTGAGTCCTTACCTCCACATATGCCCTGCCTACATGTCCCCAAACTTTTGGTCTTTTTATTGTGCCATAAATATGCTTTTCCACTACTACATCATCAACCCCAAGCCAATGTTTAAAATTGCTGATAGGGTTTCTAAAAGCTGTCCATAGATAACGGCAATAAAACTTTTTATACTCACCTTCTTTTCTTTTCCGCCTCCAGTTAACATCCCCATCTATACCGTCTTTGTAGTTATCCCAGGGCCAGAAAATCTTTAGCATTCTATGACTAGGCTGGCTATTTTTATTCCAGGGTTCAAACTCCCTGGGGAATAGCAAGCCAATTGGGACCATAAACCAACCAAGAACCGTCAAAAAAATACAAAAGAAATAACGAAAAAATATTTTAAAGATATTTCTTAAATGCTTCATTTGAATCCCTTCCAGTCAGTTCTGCCCGGCTGTACAAACACAACCGGAAGCCCTTTTTCTTCTTTCTGTACTTTCTGTGACTGGTCATCCACACAATTACCAAAGTAAGCCCGCAAAAGCTCAATTGCATCTTCCTTTTTATCAGCTGCAAGCCCTTCATTTTCAGCAAAAGAATAAAGCTCATACAGTGCACGCTTTAAAATAGCCTGTTTTATAATATCATCATTTAAATCAATCTCAACTCCGCACTTTCTTACCTTAGCCATCACCCATAGAGTTGCCTTTTCAATACAGCGCTCACCAACGCTATCATCGCCACCGGTAAGGGTCTTATAATTATATTCCTTAATCTCTTTTTTGAGGTCATCTAGTGTTACCATATTGCCTCCATGCCCCATTCCTAAAATCGTCTCTAAGGCGTTTATAAACGTTTATAAACGGGGGGTCAAAACAAAACAGATATTATTTACCTACTTAAAAATTAAACGGCCTCTATAAGCTTTTTAGAGGCCGTTTTGCTATGTCCATTATCCTAACATCCGTTCAAAACAAGCAAATTAAATCACTTGTGCCGCACAAATAGCCTTTGGCACAGGTACAGGAAGTGGTTTGCTCTTGCCGATAATTTCATAACCGCTTGGATTTTTCTTCTTTATAGGCATTGCGTAAAGAGGCATAGGCAAAAGATTTGCATCTAAGTCATCAATAGCACAGTAATAAAGGGTAAAAGGTGCATCAGTGGCAATAGCATAGAGCTTATTGGCCTCAAGCACATCGACTACCTCGCCCGTTTGTGGATTTTTGTAGAATCCGCTAGCAAGCTCAATCTTAAAATTTGCCACATTAATTGCCTGCTCGGTCACCTGGGCATTAAACCTCTCATTTTTTGCTGCCAAATTAAGCACTTTGTCTGCAAGTGTCACAAAAACGTCAGCCCCGGCAAACCATATAATCTGTGTTCCATATCCCTGTTTTTTAATCAGTTTCCCAATTTCAACTAGGTCCTTTAGGATCTGCCCAATTGTCTTATCGGCATTACTCCATAAAGCATCTGGTGCATATTCCAGCGTAGAACCAAAAGTAACCATATATGTATCATATCCCCCCTGAACCTTCATAGGATATGAAATAGTACCAGTTAGACTTTGGGCTGCAAGTGCCTCTGTAGTCCACTTAATGGCCCTTCTAATATCGGCAATTTGATTATTTACCCAGATCTGAATGTCTTTGGAATCAAGCAATTTTAAGTTGTTCAGTTTAACCGCATCTAAAAAGGAAGAGGTCTCAATAGGTTGAGGTTCTATGTATTGAATTTGCCTAGCCTCGCTCTGAATGGGCACCGCAGGTGTCCCACGTCTTATTACAGGCACGGTTTGAATAACCTTTGTAATCTCATCTATTCCCAACACAGGCAAAGGCCACTGTCTCTTGGTCGTATATACCCTGTCGAGGATTTGGGTAGGAATAGGCGGCAAGGTTTTAAGCGCCTCTGCTACCGCCTTTGGCGTAAAGTATTTTCTTAAATCTACTTCTAAAACTGGCATGGGTTATCCCTCCTTAAATATTTTCTTCAGGCATGTTTTTGTATGCTCCTATTAACTTCTGAATCTCACCCTCCAAGATAATCCTCTTGCTCACAAGCCCCTCAAGCCGATCCAGCTCTTCTTTTAGGAATTCTATTGTCTTCATATCTACATTCTTTTCATCAGCCACAAAGGCAGTCCTTTTTAGCACTTTTTTTATTTCCTTTTTAACCCTCTCAAGCTTTTCTTTTTCGTGTTCTATTCGCCCTCTAAGCTCATCCCTATTCATAGACTCTTCCTATATTTAAATTGCATAAATGTTTGAGAGTCTTTCCACATCGGTCTGTGTAGCTGCTGCACCTGCAACAAGCAGAGCAGATTTTATCACAACTCCATGCACCACTACTCTACCAACAGTCTCCTTTGTCGTATCTATTTTATCCAAAAGCACCCCTACGATCTGATTGGCATAGTTAACTGAAACGGCTGCATCAGTGGCAGGTGCCGCATTAAATGTGGCTGAAATTTCACCAGTCTTATAATTTACTGTTCCCGAGCCATCTCCATACAGACGGCCGCACCCATCGTCATAAAGCACCTGAGTGCCATCTGTAACAACCACAGACCCTGGCAAAAGAGGCACATTAGTTACTGTACCGCTAAAAGCAGTAGCAGTACCGTTTCCAGTACCAATTGATTCACTAAAATTATTATAAGGTACTATCTTTCCATTTGTATCTTTAGCTACAATCTGCCCAACCTCAAGTTCTCCCTGATTAGCCTTGACTGGCATGGCCAGTACAATTGCCGGATGCATAGTGATATCAATAATCTGTTTTTCGGTAAAAGACTGCTCTCCCAGATTTGCATTAAATGTCATTTTTACCTCCCCTTTTTATACATATTTAACTAATTCGGCATAATTGATTTCCTCTTTTGGCAAATCACCCATGTTCTTTTGCCCGGGTTCAACGAGAAGCGGAATAGCCTTAAAGATGTCAATGAGAAGGTCTATGGCTGATACCTTGTGTTTTCTCCCATTTTCATCTGCAAGTTCAATACTTTCCTCAAAAGAAAGTCTGTCAGCCAACTCCAGGACAAGTCCATGTTTTTCTTTTGGGAGCTTGCCTTCTATAGCCTGCTTCAAAGCTTCTTTTTTTTCTGCCTTTAATTTGGCCTCAAGGTCCTTTAGTCTCTCCTCATAGGGTTTGATTGCATCGGCAAATTCTTTTTTCTCTTTTATATTATCCTTCATTGCCTCCTCCTTTTTCTTTTTTTCTAAAAGTCTTTTTACCTTTGGCTCAACGACCCTTAAAACCTCCTCCGGAATATTCGCACCACGCGCACCGTGAAGGTAGGCAAGAGCAGCAGATAAGGCCTTTGCCACAATAACTGGCTTATTGTTTACAATGTCTACTACCAAAAACTTATAGGCAGTTTTGTTTTCAGGGTCTGCCTCTGGATCCCGGAAAAGACAATATGCCTTAAGTCCTTCTATTCCATATTTCTCAAATACCCGCTTTCTTGCCTCTGAAACATCCCAGGACCTATCCACTACCTCTAAAGAAGACAATGCAGGGGGTTTGGATGTATCAGCCAGGTCAAAGGTCCAGGTTTCATCCACATCGGCCATAAACATCTTGCCGTCAAGGATTTTTAAATCCCGAATCTTGGGTGGAACCGCACCCAAAAAGGCCACGTGATGTAGATAACATTTCCCATCATTTGCCCTGTGCCTGATACCTACTGACCATTTTTTATATAACTTCGCATCAAAGGCATCTTTAAGCAGATCAGAAAGGTCAATATCTCCATAAAGGGTCTTCTTTTCAGGATCGTATTCAACACCCTTCACCCAGCCAAAGGCCGGCATCCAGTCTGCAAGTGTGTGCCCAAGTGTAATCGGCACTTCACCCCCAAAAGTTTCGGCTACATCTTCCAGGTCTACTTCAGTTACAGGTGTACCATCTGCCCCAAAAATGCCTACTTTGGCCAGCTCAATACGCATGTCTTCCTCCTTTAAAAGACAAGATAATATAAAAAGACAGGCAGGTGTGCAAAATCTGCTAAATCTCAATACCCAATTCTTGGGCTATTTTTTTAATTTCTAACCAAATGTCATACTTTTTTGCCCGCTCGATCATTTCAGGAGTTAATTTATAGAAACTGCCACTATCAATTGGATTGGCTCCGAAGCCTTTTTGTGGTGAAGCAATGTTTTTCAACTTGAAAGGTTGTGTAATTTTAAGACCAAATGCCTCAAACTCATCCCGATCCACAACACGAACAGTTGAACGACAGTTAAAGTGGAGAGGCGGCCAGTTTGAACTCCACCAGGGATCATTTGCTGGCCTGATCACTCCTGACCTTGCCTGACAAATAGGCGTTTGCCTTGCATCTATGATCCCCACGAATTCAAGATACTCCACAGGCATTTTCCTAATCTGTATTGCTCTACCAGCGTTGTAGGCAGTCTGAATATTCGTTCTAAATACCGTCTCCCAATACCAGGGGTTGCTCTGATGAAAACCTGCCCTCATAAGCAACTCATCATGTCCGCCCTCAATCCAGAACTGCCGCAAAGTTTTTCCTTCCTCTAAAACCTCAATCAAACGCTGCCGTACCCTTTCAATTGCATCAAACTGTGTAAGCCTCGCCACGGTAAATGCCCGAAACCTAAGTTTTTTCTCCAGTTCGTAAAATTCCTTTTTTGTGAGCGGGATACGGTGTTTCAAAAATGCAATTGCCTCTTTAAAAGAAAGAGGTTCTGGCACAACCTCTGCCATCTCAATGTTTATAAAGATATGCTCCGTACCTAAAAGAAAGGATAGCACAAGCATTTCATAAACATTATGGATAAGATCAGAGGATTTAGGTGGCTTGTATGGCCGTTTATTAAAGTGGGAAATATAGTGCTCAAGCAGATGACTAATTTCTTTTATTACCGCCTGCTGGTATTGAAGGGCTATGCGGTCAACCTCCTTTGCCTTTAGGTCTTCCTGGATGAGATGAACAGGAATGGCCGGCTCAGAAAAGTCTTTTTTTTTATATCATCGGAAAGATTAAGCCCCTTAGCACTTACAAAGGCATCCTCCATATTTATTGGCTCAGGGATATTGTATTTTGTATAAAGTGCCTGTTTTGAAACAGATACGCCCCTATCCATTGCATCTTTTACAATCTCCCATGATGCATATTCATCCAGTTCAAACTCGAGAATTGGCACTGGTGCATCTTTACCAAAATTAAGCTCCGTAATCCAGCTAATTAAAGTCCGATTAAGCGTCCAGGCAAGCTCTTTGGCATCACCCATTGCAAACTTTTTAAGCATTTTCTCATGCACCTCTGCCTGTGCCTTTGTACCGTATTTTGACTCTGCCGTGGCCAGTGATTGTCCTGTCAGAGCATAAGAAATCTCATTATTACAGCAATCAATCAAAACTTTAAAATCTGCTAGATCCCCCTTTACTTCAAGCGTATCCACATCTTTTATGTTTGCCAGGGCTATTGCGGCATCATTTTGAATATTTGATAGTGCCTCTGTCAGCATCTGTGCTCTGGCTCTGGCCTTATCTTCATCATCTGTCTCAAAGATGGCCAGCACCGTTGGCACGCCAAATTTCTCCGCCGCCGTCATCCAGAATCGAAAGCCAGCCTTTTTAAACATCCACGGCCAATAACACTGCTTAAGAACCGAGTTTCCATAGGGATTTTCTGCCTGTGGGCTGTGGCGGTGAATAATAAATTTATAAGGGTCATTCAAAAGACGCAGTGGTTTAACCGGATCAACAATCAAAACCGCCGTGCCGTCTGGCCTAAAACCAAACCGTTCCTGTTTGCGGCTCTTTAAAGCCTTTGATATCCAATAGCCATTTTTAAGCTCCCAGATAACCTCTGAAACAGCAAATCCAAATTCAAGCGCCGATAAAAGTTCCTTAAACTCCTGGTAACAATTAAGCCTTTCAAGACAACTATCTACAAAATCGGCTATCTCTTTGGCCTTTGGCGTCTCGTCGCCCGGTTTAAGGTGAAAGGGAAAGTTAAGTACAGTTGTTTTACGCAATCCAAGCAAAGAAGAGATACGGGCATCAAGCAGCATCTTATGGTATATCTCGAGCGTTTCGCCCGTTTCCTCGAGCAAGAGGTCAGGGTTGGGCATATAGGTTAAAAACTTTCCAAAATAACTTGCAACTGGGCTGATTATCTCAACACTTAGGTTATTATTTGCCATTTAAAACCTCCGCATCACATAGTTTGACATGCGCCGTATGCCTAAAGGCTGAATATATGGATCGCCTTTTTTACCTCCAATACAATATGAAACGGCCATCTCAAGGGCGTCTGGTAAATCATCATGATCTTTTGGGAAATTCTCAAGCTGCGTCAAAAGCAAAGTCTGCTCTTTTCTAAAAAGAATAATCCCTGCTTCAATAAGCGGAGAAAGCTTGCTAATCCTAAATTTTTTATCGCTTGTTTGCTTAACTCCTGTTATAGGTAAAACGACACCTTGTTTAAGGGCCTCTCTTAAAAGCTGATTTTTATAAATTTCCTGAAAGGTCTGTATTTCAAAGACAACCTTTTCTGGTTGCCAGAGCCTATATTTCTCAATAATTCTGTTTATAAGCTTTAAATCCGATATCTTAGCCCCTTCAGCATCAAGCATATAGAGCATACCACCACTACTAAACCCCACTACTACAATTGCAGAATAATCTCCTGTCTCCTTGCCTGTAGCTGGGTCAATGGCCATTACTTTTCTTAAAGACAATAAATTGACATCTTCTAGTTCAAAATACCTAAACCACTCCTTCTTAAATTTCTTTTCCTCCTCTGCAATCGGTTCATTATCCCACTCAGTAGCATAAATGGCGGCTCCTAGCTTTTCTTTTTTCTCTCTTAAATCTGCCAGAGTCCACCGCTGTGGCCATAAAGGTTTGCCCTCAGGGGTAGTTGCAGAAAATTTAAAGCCTACCCAATTTTTCAACCTGCCATCTTTGATTTCTCCTAGGAGCCTGCTGGGCAGGTCATCCGGGTGCATAATTGTATTAACAACAATAATAAGCGCCCCTTTGCCAAGATTCATAATGACCCGCTTAAACCACCTATAAAGTGCCTCACGGAGGCTGCGGCTTTCCACATCTTTGTCCTTTAGTAAATCATCACAGATTATGTGTGTTGGTCTTCTATATTTGTCTTTGATGCCCCTTATTCCTTCATTGGCTCCAACTGCCGCAATAGCATTGCCGTTTTTGAGTGTGATTTTATTTTTCTTCCAGGTACGCCCTTTTAAATCACCGAAATCCTCTAAAATTCTATCATTATTCTCAAGCTCAAGCTTGATACTCTCTATAAAATTAGTAGCGCTTTCTTTTGATACTCCAACTACAACAGGGAAAACCCCTTCTCTTGTCAGCGCCAACCACAGTGGAAAGGCTTGAGACATACGAGTAGTTTTGCCATGATCCCGGGGTTCTAAATCTAAAATACCTTCAACTTTTTCTGAAATTTTAAGGTAAATATGCCTGTCTTTTTTAATAAATTTTTTAAGAGATTTTACATCTGCCTCTGTAATGGCCTGTTTATTAATAATGTCTATGATAATCTTTTGATATTCTGCAAAGGGAATAGGAAAAGCTTCTTTAAGATAATACTGGCAAAAATAGGCAAAATCTTGAGTCGCACGTTTGATGCGGGCTTCTTTCTCTGGGTCGGTCGGGCCGATGAGGTCTTTGATAATCATTTCTGAATCTCAACATTTTGGATAATCTCTAAAAGTCGTGCCTTTAAATCGGGGTACTTCTCTATCTCTTTTGCTACAGCTTGCATAATCTCCTTTTTTGCTGCCTCAAAGCCTTTTTGATAATCAAGCCGTAACTTTGCCACTCGCACCTGTGCTTCAGAAAGTTGATTAACTGCTTTGACAAATGCCATAGGATTATCAAAATCAAGTTCTTCAACTGACTTGGCAAACTCAAAAAGCTTATGCGCCAGAAGTGAATTGGTCACTTCAACCACATCTGTATTGGGATTATCTCTAACCGTCTCTAAAAGAATTTTAGCCTCTTCTAAGCTCTTTTTATATACCTCAGCCACCTCTTTTGCTGACTTAATCCGGCGCCTGATGCTCTCCCTGCTAATATCATAACCTTCACTGCGTAAAATCTGCTCAATCTCTGCAATGGTCTTGCCTTCCTCATACAGTGCAAGCACCTGCTCAACCAGTCCATATATATCTACTTTTGAACGTCTTGACATTTAATCCTCTAAAAGCACACCATCATCTCTGATGGTGCCTTCATAAATATCAATTCCTTTGGCTGTTAACCTATAAAAAACCTGTTTTTCATAACGATGCACAGGATGCAATCTTTTTATTTTTTCTACATACCCTTTATCCACAAGATATGCTAATGCTTGCCTAATATGCTTATCACGATAGTCCTGATAAAATACCCCAATTATATCCAGCTCAAGGACCATTGTGGGGTAGACACTTTTTAAAAAGTCCAGAATTAAACCACGCAATGCCCTAAAACTCTTCATTTTTTTTGTCCTTTAATTCCTCATATCGTCCTTTCAAATAAAAAAACTCTTCTCGTAAATTATCTATCTTCGTAAATAGTGTCTTTACATCTCCTCGCCAGCCAGAAATATCTCGATATAAATCTTCTTTCCTAACATAACTCTGTTCGATAAAATCAGTTTTATTTTTCAGCTCCTTAAATGTATTTTCCAGCCCTTCTATTCGCCTGCCAATTTCTTTATTAAAAAGGAGAATTAAAACACATAGCAAAATCAGTGCTGGTGCTGTGCCATATTGTAAAAGAAGTTTTAAAACAGTAATCTCCATACGCCTCACACTAGTTCTAGCAGCCTTTCAAATTTCTTTATCAACTCCATGAGCCGCTCAGCAGTTCTACGACATTCCTCAGGGTCTTCAACCTCTCCACACCTAGTCCTGGCCTCAAAAAGCCAAGCCTTTAATAGCGTCACAAAACCCCTTGCTCTTGCAATCTCCATCTTCATTTCCGTGGCCAGTCTTTCACAACCTTTTCAGCACCCCTAGAAACGATATATCCCCCAACTCCAATCTTTAAAAGCGCCCACATATCAGGTGGAATTTCTGCAGGATGCAACGCTATAAAACAACTAAGAATGGGCACTGCTGCATAGTTCCAGGCAATAATGAATGTAAAAACAGTCATAAGAAGTGGCCGCCAGTTTCTTTGTAACCAGGAGTGTCCTCCTGCTTCAGCAGCTAATATCTTTGCTTTAGCCTCAATCTCTTTCTCAATTTTGTGATAATCTAGTGTGGTTATGGCCTCTGTTAGTTCCTTTTGTAGTTGTAATTTTAAATCCTTATCGGTGACAGACTTATCTATAATCTTTAAAAAATTATTTACTATACCGCTTATTACAGGTAGCCACATATTCCCTCCTAGTACAGCCACACTCTCGGATATGGCTTTGTTACTATATCAATATCTGTATGAATAAAGTTTTTAGCAATTCCTATTCGCCTGAAACCAGCCTTAATTAAACCATAAAGGATTTTATAGCGGGTTTCGTTATCAGGCACAGCAATATCCGCCGCCAGCCCTCTCAGATGCGCTGAATTTGGTACACCGCCTATTTTCTTATTGTGTTTTGCACAACGAAAGCCAGAATTAATCACAAACGGCACACCTGCTAGTTCCCGGGCCCTATCAAGTCTTTGCAAAAAATCATTATCCATCTCACATCTACCACAGCAAGGACATTTAAACTCAGCCAGCTTAAAAAAATGCATTATGGCACCCCCAGATAACATCCTAAAACACGAATAACAGAAAATTAAGGTAGCAATGCAAAATGTGCTAAAGAGGTTCCTAAAAAGAGTCTTCCCAGTTGAACGGATGCCTTCTCTCAAGATATTCTAATAAAGATGAGCGAGGGACTCTCCAGCATCCTGCCACTTTTGTGGCAGCAATCTCGCCCACTGTGATAAGCCGATAAATTGTAAAGTAATCTACTTGTAAAAAATTTGCTACCTGCCGAATGGTTAAAAAATGAGGCATTTGATTGACTTCACTTCTAATGGTTTCAATGCAAAATTTAAGAGCCATCTTCTTTGATTAAGTTAAGAATCAATAACAAACAATTCCTAAAAATATCCATTAGTCCACGAAATAATACCTTCTTTCCCACAACCATCACATTTGCCAAATTTTATTCCTTTTAATCTTTTCGCCATTCTTCCTCTCTTTATATTCAATGCTTACTCACTGTGGTTTTTGAAATGTCATATTCCTCTAAAATCGCTACTTGTTTATCTGCTTTAGTCATGGGTAAATTAGCCAATATAAATTCAATATCTTCTAGAGTTAACCAAATACCAAAATAGCCACCAAAGGTAATAAAAAAGAAATTCTCGCCACTTTTTTGGACCTCTTTTTTAATTCTTTGTAATGTCTTTATAAAGGTAACCTTCTCAACTCTTCCATGCAGATAAAAAGTAAATCGTCCTTCAGCCATCGTAAGTGCATAATCTTCATCCCCCCTATCTGTTCTGCACCTAATTCTCCACTTATTGTTTTCAGTTATAAGCATTTTTTCTCCTATTCATATAGTTCATAACTAAAACTTTCCTTTAATTTTCTTTCAGTGCCCACTAAAAATAGCTTTTCATCCGTCCATTTTTCCAGGACATCCCATCTGACAGACTTACTTACTTTAATAGCCTCAGTCATACCCAGCTCCTCAAGTTTATCTAAGACCCCCCTTGCCCGCTTAATCTTCCATTCCGCATGATACAAAAGCGCCCCATGCTGAAGCTCCACTCTTTGTGTCTCAGCAAAGAGCTCCTCCCTTTCATACTTGCAAAGGGTTTTAATCTTTTTGTCTAATGCTTGAATAATTGACTCTAAATCTTTTATTTCTGCCACATATTTCCCCCTAATCTTAGCTATTTCCGCTTCAGCCCTATCCTGAATTGCCTTTAATCTGCATTTATATCCAGCCATTTCCATCAATAATTGATCTGCCTCTTTATGTGCCTCTGATAAATATAATTTCCTAGCTACCCTCATATCGCCTCCCTTGTTAAATTAAGTTGAATTTGCCCTATCAGTTGAGGTAATGTTAGACGCCGCAACTTTGCTTCCATTGCCAAAGCCCTCAAGGCCCTTTGCCTGAGCTTTTTACAATATACCTCTAAATCCGAGCCCACCGAGGCTAAATAATATCCCCCTCCTGTTTGCTCGGTTGAAGAACAAATAGGCACCCCTTCTTTTCTTAGTTCCGTAATGATTTGTCTTATTTCTCTAGTGCCTGTAATTTTATCTTTTGGTTCTTTCTCAAAAACAAGTCTGTAGAGCTCGGCCATACTTATAGCCCTTGCTTTACCAATATGCCTTGAAAGCACAGCCAAAAGTCGTGCTTTATACCTCTCTTGTTCTTTTTTTCTCATTTTCTCCTCCTTCTAACAACAATTGCTCTACTAGCGTGCACACCTTAATAAGCCCAGGAGCCTCCTGCCCAAACTCGTCAAGCCCCTGGCTTGATTTTAAAAATTTGTTTAATTTATGCACCTCTTCGTAAGTAAGACCTGTTCTCAAAATACCTATATATGACCTAATCTTTGCCTCTATTACTTTTGCTTGTTGTTTATCCATTGCCTTCCCGCCTGCAGGTAATCCCTAGCGACTTCTTTAATTCCCACACTATCTGTGTCTCTAGCGACCTTAATTCTTCAGCCGCCTTTTGTTCTAATTTCTCAAATGCTTCCGGGGATACGCTAAAATCAACCCAAATCCGATATTTGCTTACAGCAGGTCCCTGTTTTCGCTGTATAGGTGGTAATTGGCCCCTCTTTTTCAATCTTTCATAACAAGCAGCGCAAAGTCCTCTAGCCTTATGGGGCTTTCTCCGCCCACATTCTGCACAAATTATTATCTTCTTACTTTCTGCCATTATCTTCTCCTTTCTTTTATCTACTTTTTGTTCTTGACAAAGCACCTTCCATTCTGTGCAATCTTCACATACCCCAGGCATAGGAAATATATTAGAGTTTGTCCATCGCCCAATTTCCCTCAGCTTTGGCCTTTTTCTGTTTGCCTCACACTGTTTGGGACTGATCCGTCCTAAACCATGTGGACAAATAAATGTATTAATTTTGAGCCACCTTTCCAAGTTTTTGTCTATGCTCATCGCGTACCTCCTGCGCCATCTTCAATACCAATTCCTTTGCTCGTTCTACCGTGTTTAAATACTCATTAATAGACCTGGCCAGTATCTCACATCGCCTCCCACATTCCTTCAAATCTAAATTTCTCCTATTTCTCGCCACAAACGACACAAGCTCCCAAATATTATCCTCTACTGCCTCTTTATATCCCTCTAAAATCTCTCTTACCTTATCCATCTTAATCTCCTTTTTTCTGAGGCAGGCCATGTCTGCCAACATACACAGTAACAAGCACTTGCCTTTCTTCATCCAGCTTAAACAATAAATTCTGCCTGTAATTCCAGAAAATCCCAAGCACACTCTGCCCATTGACATTGCGATATGGCTGCACACAAATGGCCTCTCTTAATAAAGATATTACCTGTTCATACCTCGGCCATTCTCCTAATCGGTCATGCCATTTTTCTTTGAAATGTTTAGAAAGACGCATAAATCACCTTACCTCCCTTTTTTTGCTGTCTCCGCATAAATCCCCAAATGTGCCTTAACTCATTAAAAGTTAAGAAACGCAGATCATCCTTGTTAAAAACCTTCCTGCAATATCCCCTAAGCCTTGCCTGCCAATTCTCTCCTAAATACCTCTCTGCCTCTGCCTCTATTTTTGTCACCATCGCCAAACGGCTATCATTCATCGCTTCCTGTAAAGTGCCCCGCTTTTTAAACACAAATCCTGCTAGTTCAAAAACCTTAATAATTCGCTGTAGCTGTTCTCTATTCATATATCCGCAGCTAGAAAGTCCTGTGCAGTTTAAAAGAAACCTTCTATAATCCATCTCGCTCATCTGCCTTGTTTCTGCACCACAACTAGGACAAACTCCTTCAAAACAAAGCCGTCTGCAATTATTGTTTGTGCAAATTCTTGCCTGATTTGCGGCAATATGAATTTTGGCTAACATCTTTTGCCGATACATGGCCTCTCCTTTAAATTTCTGTCTTTAAGCCGATAAACCGCCTCATAGCCAAACTGCGTCTTTTTTCTGCCAATCTTTTCCACATAGCCTGCCCGGCAATAAAGCCTCACGTACGCCTTCACTATTTCTCTATTTGCTTCCACAAGCTGTGCAATCTCATTCACTGTCCACTGCGGACAATACCGCCACGCCCGCCAGATTTTATCTATTAACTTGTTTTTAGGCCTATCCCGATACCGATACATCCCATCTTCAACCACTAACTCCCCACGCCGTAAAAAATCCCGCACCGTATAATTTGCACTGTGTCTGTCTACACCTACCGCCTCACTTAACTCTTTAATTCCCTTAACTGGCCAGACCCTGACTATCTTCAAAAGCTTTCTGATTTTTTTAGCCGCTCCCTTCATATCCCCTTCACCACATCCATTGTTACGGCTTGAAGCCTATTAGCATTCATGATCCGCACTACCGAAAAGGCATCCCTTACCACCAGCCGAAAATCTCCTTGAGACCTTTGCCACAGCGCCTGAAGCACATCCCCGGTCAGCGTGATACCAATTGCCGTCTGATAATAGGCAGCTATATCCGTGAGCAACACTGGCTCAAACACCACCACCTGCCTCACTCTGCTTTTAAGTCTTCTCTCACTTTCAAGCGCCTTTCTTAAAGGCTCCTCCCCGACCAAAATCACAGGACAGGCACATCTTTCATTGATACCCCGTAGCATTTCAAAATACTTTTTAGGCATTTTATCTGCTTCATCTATAATAATGAGGCGCCTTTGCTGAAGAGTGGCCTCGTCAATCACATCTAGACATGCCCTGAAAGTACGTGGCCTGATGCCGCCAATCTCAAAAGCAATCTCCCGTGCCACATCCACTAGGCTAAAGCCGTCTATAAAAAGCACATACACCGCCTCTGGATGCTGCACCGCATAATGCCTGGCAGCCTTTGTCTTCCCTCGTCCTGCCCGGCCAATATTCACCCCGATGGATGAGGTAAGATCACCGTCCGGGGCCAGCAATTCATCACAAAGAGTGTCAAACTTGCGCACATTTCCAGTCTTGATAAAAACATCCCTCTTTACCCGCCATTTCTTAAAATCACTCTCTATTCTATACCCCGCCTCTACCAGCTTCCTAACAATCTCTGCCTCCACTTCACCTTGACCATTAGCCTTATATTTATTATTCTTAATCAGGCTAATGGTTGTTTTTGAATAGCCGGTGATGCGTGCGACATCGCCGGCGCTTAGCTTAAAATGCTCCATAACCTCTCTTAACCCTACCATTTCCTCTTAACCTCCTTTCTTAAACTGCTTTTCTTGCCCATAAACCCGTCTATGTATATTCCAATACTGTCTTTCATCCTCATCCATCTTTGCCTCATATTGAGCCATAAAAGCCCTGTCTTTTGCTGTTAGCCTTTTCCCGGCAAGCTCCATATCTAGACACCAGCGATAGTATTCCCACTCGTCCTTAAATACCCGCCTTTTGCTCACTATTGGCACAACCTTTTTATCTTCCAGACTTTCCTTAACCATCCGCTCTGCGTCCCGTTTGATTTGCTCAAAATCAATCTGCGAAATCTGTTTGGCCTGTCTGGCTGCTGCTTTGGCCTGCCTTGTCCGCTTGCTATATTCAATGATCCCAGGCACAGGTCTGGTGAGGCGCCTGTAATGTTCTGTAACCGCCTGCATCATCTGCCGTTTCCAGGCCATAAGTTCACTGGTCTTCTGCCTATCTTTCATAGAAGACACAGGCACAGGCTCAAGTCTCCTGATACTTCCATCTGGAAACACCGCTATGACCTTTGCCCAATCAAACGGGTCATACCTAATCTCAACTTCCGTTTTATCCGGTAAATGCCATAAGCCCGCCTCAAGGTTATTATTTGATAAAGCTTCTCCCTGATACCAAATATGGTTTAAAAGAATACGCCCACGCTGAACCTTACGAGAAGTCCGTGCCAAAAGCACAAAATCAACCTCTGCCTCAGACAAATATCTGGGCACAAAACCTTCTTTTTTTACTGCCCGCCAAAGTTCCTCTATTGGCGACCTATGCAAGGCCGCATGTCTGCGCTGATTATAAATTCCAACCGCCTTAAAGACATTAATCAAAAACTCTTCAAAGGTAAAAAGTTGATTGGTTTCAATAAGATGCTTTAGGCGTTTATCCGCAAAGGCCTTCTCCTCTGCAACACCCTTTAACCCCCGCACAAGTCCCGGTGTCCCTAAATCTCTTAAAATACCTTCAAAAGACCTAAAAAAACGCTCAATAGGTTTCGCCTTCGCATTATAAGCACGGGCACGCCGGTGCCACATCTGAGGACTGGAAACACTCTCTATAGGTTCACCGTCAGGCCCCTCAATGACATAACCCTCATCTGTCTTATATAACTCAGCAATATCCTTAACTTGGCTGCCCCAAGCAGTAATATCATTAATTATAGTATTCACATATTCGCTAATTTCAGGCTTGCCATTGTCAGTATAACAACTCTGAAACATACCCCACCGCATCATGCCCATTCGTATTGCATGACCCATTAGATAGCGGTCATAATGCCGAGCAATAGAAAGCCCATATATTAGCCTTGTTCGTAAATCCAGCCACAAATAGCACTCAGGCCTAAAAATATTCCCTGTCTCCGCATCCCGCACCCAAAAATCAAACCGGTGCTGGTCCCCCACATTCACTTCAAATGGAGCGAGGTCCTTGTATTCCCGCATAATGTAAAAGACATTATCTAAAGTTCTTCTCCCACCACGGGCATATTTCTCTAAAAGAGGATTTAACCTTTGTAGGTAGAAAAAGGCTGATGACTCACTCCCAATTCGCCACTCCTTTTTCTCTGCCTCTGCTATAACTGCTTGATACGCCCTACGCTTTGAAACCTGTCCGCACTCACGGACGGACTTAAGATAAACACCAGTCATAAAATCAAGAGCTTCCTTATCCCAAACCACCGGTCCCTTTTTCTCTCTCGGTTTAACAAGCCCACAAAGCCCTTTCTCCCGATATATCTTTAAATCTCTGTAAAGTGTCTTATGCGAAATCCCAAACTCTTCCGCCACCTCTCTGATCCAGACTGACTTCTTCATGCCAGGCGGACAGGTAAGGGCCTTTTGAATGGCCTCCACCTTCTTTGCCACCTTATTTTTTAGACTTTCTTTTGTAAGCACCTCTAACCCCACACTCTCCACCGGCGCCGTGAGCCTTGTAATCTCCCACTGCGCCTGGGGAAGTAATTTATTTTTGATGTATTCAGGAAGAGTCTTTGCTATCTCTGGGTTTTGCTGCACCCAGGCAACCTGGGCCTGGGCAGGAAGAGAGGAAAGGGCAATTTGATAAGCAGTGCCACCAAGCTTCTTGACCTTGCGGGTTTTATATTTGTTTTGTTTGCAAGCTTTTTGAACGCTTTGTCTTTTTTGGCCTAATATGTTAGCTACTTCCCTGACACTCAACCATAAGTCGTCAATATCAGTGGCCTCACGGTTGGCACTTTCGGTTGGCACTTTCACTTTTAAGTTGGCACTTTGGTTGGCACTTTTGTTTTGAAAGTGCCAACTCATTTCATTGCGCACTTCCCTAAATTGTTGCGCACTTTCTTGCGCACTTTCAGTTTTAAAGTGGGCAATCTCCCGTTCCCTCATCTCTGCCTCCGTCCCCATATTTCCCAAGCCCTCTTAAAAGAGCACATATAAAAAGCCTTTTTGCCTTGATATTCTATTAATGCTAAGACATCACAACCCAATCTAGCTCTTGGAAATATCTCTTTAGGATTAAAAAGACCCCCAAAAACACCATTTTGAGCAACTTGTTTATTAAGATGATAAACAGGCAACTTGCGTAAACTATGTAATTTTTTATACCTACCAACAAGCCCCATAAAATCAGCTTTCCCAAACCCTGTGCGTATATCCATTTACTTCTTCTTTAAATATTCTTCAGGACAGCCATGTTCCAAAAGCCAATTGACTACTCTTGAGGAAGTGCTTTGCCCCTGCACCACCAAAACCACCGCTACATGGCTTATACCAAGCTCTCTAGCTATTCGTGCCTTTGTAATCCCTTGTTTTTTAAGCCATTCATTTATTTTTTTAGTCTTCATCTAAGCCGCCTCCCTGAACTTCTTATTAATCCAAAAATATACGGTAGAAATTGGCACATTCAGTCTTTCCGCTATCTCCTTGCCTGTAAGATTTTCCTCAAAATAAAACCTACGAGCCTCTAGGTACCTATCCTCATACTTACTTATTCTTTTCTTTCTCCGAGGCATTCTTATTGGTAATCCTGCTTCTAATCTAGATAAATGCCGATAGGCTGTCGCCCGACAAATTCCAAGCTTTTGGGCAATTGTTTCCACAGCCCTCCCACGCCCACGCATCCCTTTGGGCAATGCCAAGACATCCGCCAGATTACCTGCTGTTTTAAAAAACTTTAAATCCCCTCGCATATACGCATAAACCAACTTTGCAACGGCAATTTTATATTCAATCGCTTTAGGTTGATGGGATTCCATCACAATTAGCTGGAGACCTATTGGATTATAAACCTCTGTCTGATATTGCTTACCATCAGTTACCGTCAATTTGACGGTAACTGAAAATTGTCTAATATAAGGATTCCTTTCAATAATCTTATCAATAGCCTTCTGTGGATACTCATACCCTAACCATTCACCAATGGCTTTTCTTGTAAAATAAGGCACATCTTTGATCCAACATGCCTCTTTCAGTTTCACTTTATTAAAAGTGAAAGGCACAATGCGTTTTCCTTTCATATCCTTATTTCCTCCAATAACTGCCGTGTTTTTCGTGATAACTCACGCCTTTTAATCTCTACCTTTGCCCACTCAAGCAACTTAAGATCCTTCCCAGTTATAACCGTAGCCCCAAGCGGAGCCACCAACGCCTGAAGTGGCAAAATACTCCCTGTAACCCTGCAAAAAATCGGCAATACCTTCCACGGAATAATGTGAGTCGCCTCCTGAGCCACCCACTTGTCAAGTAAAGAAAGTGAAACTTTGACATGAATATTCTCAATCTTGGCCAATCTATTCATCTCATCTACAATTTGCTCCCTAGACAAACCGCACCCTTTTATCGCTTGCCTCATAGCGGCCTTCACTTTAGAAACAGGATTTAAGGAAGGACTGCTAAAAAGTGGCCTTTGTCCTAACAACTTGTCTGAAAAAAACTGTTGACTTTCCATCTTTTTATAAGTTAAGTTTGTAATAGGTAATTTACTAGCACATATTGCGATAAATGTCAAGGGGAAAAATGCAATTTGTGAAAATTGAAGAAATATTAAAAAGGTTAAAACAATTAAAAGGTTTAAAAACCGATACTGAATTAGCTCAATATTTAGGGGTTAAACAAAATACTATATCGAGTTGGAAGAGAAGAAGAACTATTCCTTATAATCTATTTATCTCAAAGTGCGAAGAGGAAAAAATCAATTTAAACTGGCTTCTCACCGGCCAGGGAGAAATGTTTATGAAACCTGCTAAACTAGAATTTAAACACATGACCACAGAAGAAATCTTAAAACAATTTCCCCAAGCTATTCCTGCACATCCGGTCCCAGTAATAAATATTCAAGTCCCTGCTGGCTTTCCTGAAATGCCGTTAGATAAGGAACAAATTATAGATTATCTCTATTTACCTGACATTCCTAAAGGTTCTATGGCAATTCGGATAAAAGGGGCAAGCATGGAGCCTACAATAGAAGACAGTGATTATGTAGTTTTTCTGCCTTTAGACAAATTGCAGGAACCGATAAAAAGCGGGGATGTAGTTATCATACAAAACGAATGGAATGAGCTAATCTTGAAGCGATATAGAGAAAAAGACGGAAAAATCTACCTTACAAGTGATAATCCTAAATACCCAACAATTGAACCGAATGAATGCTATAAAATAGTAGGGAAAGTTATTAGAAGAGTAAAAGAGGAAAGATTTTAAAGAATAAAGAGGGAGAGTAATATGATAGGAATCTTTTTAGTTTGGTTAGGTATTATTTTATTTATCGCTACATTTATAAAAAAACTAAAACTTATCCAATATAAAAAAACATTTAGAATTTTAGCTATTATATTTTTTGTTGCTGGTTCATTTATTGCGGGAATAAAAGAAAAACCAACACCACCCAAGATAAACCATCACGAAAAAATTACAGAAACAAAGCAAAATAAAAAAGAATTACCAAATATCCCTAAAATCAATGCAGAACAATATCCTGAACATTCTCCCGAAAGAGCTCTGGCTAACTACCTTTTATGCTGGCAAAAACAAGATTGGAATAAAATACTTGATTACACCCAAATCACATGGGTTAGTGAATCAACAGACCCTACAGAAAGCATAAAAAATCACTGTTTAGGAAGAGGGAAACTATTGGGAGCATCTGAGATTAAAAGAGTAGGCGGAACTCCTTATATGGCACAAGTAACAGCCATAATTTACTACAAATGGGAGACAGACACATTTAAACAACCTATCAAAGCCAATGTTATTTGTGAATCTGCACCTTATACCCCTAATCTCGGCGGTAAATGGGGCGTTAACCCTATTTCTATAGTTAATATAGGACCTCCAACTGTAGTTGGAGTAAAACAGTAATAAAACTATTTAAAAGGTGTTTATAAACGTTTATAAACCCCTAAGCCCATTTGCAAAACTGTCTAAAGTTATCTTGTAACAACCCGTCTAAACAAGCCAAACCCCATACAATTACAACATTACCTGAGACAAAACTTTCCCGCATTTTTCTTACAAAAAACCTCTTTTTCTTATTACATAAGATTTCTAAAAGTTAATTATATTTTACATCTTTTTATGCTTTTTGGCCTTATTGCTTGAATGGGAGTTTACAAAAAGGTTAAAGGAGATGGAGCCAGATATATCCCCCCATCAGGTAATAAAAGACCTTTTAACCGTAAGGGTGGTAAAGCTTAAGTGTAGTGACAAATACTATTTAGTAAGGACTGAATTAAATGGCAAAGCCT